TAAACCAAGCAAAATGGCACGCTGCATCTGAATGGTGTAAAGATAGAAAGATTGAATTTAAAATTATTACCGAAAACGAACTAGGTATTAAGTAATGACAGATTCTTTTGGGTTTGATAGCAATGAAGAACAAGCATTACTATTAGAAAAAAACCCCACAGCAAGAGTAGAAGAACTTAAAAGGAGAGTTGAAGCAGAAAATACATCAGACCCAGAAGAGATAATGCTTATTATTATGGAACTCTTTAATATAGAAGTATTATATCCTGAACCTGGAAAGTTCTATACCTTTGTATATACACCCAAAACACCAGATATTGATTATGACCAACATCCACTCATTGCTTGTGTAGATATATTTAAGTGGGGATTTAGAGGTCTTAACTTCCACTGGCAACAATATAGAAATTATACCTGGGAAGAAGTGCTGGGTAAACTTCATTTAGTGGAATATCAAGAGGTAGATGAGTTGCTTGCATTACAATACGGTAAATTCCTCCTAAATAAATAAAAAGATTGTATAAATGGCTGACATAAAACATAGAGTTGGTGGAGAAGAATATGGAACATGGACAATACCCAAAAATCAAATAAAAAAAGGGTATAAAGCAGAAAGAGGATATGAAATTGATGACGATCTTCTAGATGATATGTCAAGTATAAAATATTATTCTTATACTAATAAAGATACTCAAGAAGTAGAAGTAAGAAGAGTTGATGGAGATGTTTTTGTTGGAAAACTTTTTACTAATACTTCTAGCACTAAGCCAAATACACCATTTACGGTAGATAAGAACGCAAGTGGTAGAATAGATATAGAAGCAGCTATCTTTAATATTCCAGCAGCTCAAACAACTCTAAAAGAACAAACTAAAAAAGGGATGATTAAAGATGTTACAACAAATGGAATTCCAGATCAAGAAGGTTCTCCCCCCACTCCCGAACAAGCTCAGACTTATGTAGATGAAACATTAAATAATAATTTTGAAGACAATAACCCAAATGATGTTAAGACTAAACCCGCACCAACAACATATGAGGATAGTGGTGAAAATAGAGAAGGCACTAGAGATAATTTTGGAACTTATATGTATCCATTGACTCTTAGAGAAACAAACCAAGATATACTCAAAATTGATATGTTGAAATATGCTCCTGCAGGATTAGATATAAAAAAAGATAGAGCTGGATTAGGTGAAATAGGAAATGATGGAAAAGAAAGAAAATCAATAGGGTCAGTTATTCTTCCCATTCCTGGTGGTATTAAAGATTCAAATAAAGCAGAGTGGGGTGGCAATAGTATGAATTCACTAGAAATGGCAGCTGCTGATATTGCAATGGAGAGTATAGAAGGCGGTGTCGGAGGTTTTGCATCTGCTTTTGGAAAAACTGCAGCAGCAACGACGGGAAGTGCATCAAAAATTCAAGAGGCAATCGCTAGTGCATTTACTGCGGCTGCCATCGGAAAAGATTTTCAAAATATAATGGCAAGAGATACAGGAATGATAATGAACCCCAATATGGAGTTATTATTCAATGGTCCATCATTAAGACCTTTTTCCTTTAGTTTCTTATTAGCACCAAGAAGTAAAGATGAAGCAAAGCAAGTAATACAAATTATTAGGTTCTTTAAGCAAGGAATGGCACCTATTAGATCGCAAGCCAATCTCTTCCTTAAATCACCACATACATTCCAACTACAATATAAACATAGAGGAGAAGAACATCCATACTTGAATAAATTTAAAGAATGTGCTCTACAAAGTTGTGATATAAATTATACTCCACAAAATAACTATTCAACATTTGAGGATGGTGTGATGAATGCATATTCAATGACACTATCATTCCAAGAACTTGAGCCAGTATATAATGACGATTATGGTAATGAGAATAATGATGGTAAAATTCCAGCAGAAATAGGATACTAAAATGTCAAATTACTTCAAGCAAGTTCCAGATTTTGAATATGTTAGTCGTCTTCCAGATGCTAGGATATCAGATTATATTACTGTAAAAAACCTATTTAAAAAAGGATTTCTAAGAACTGATATCTTCCAAGATTTAACATTCTTTACCAAATATCAGGTAATGGGTGATGATAGACCAGATAATGTTGCATATTCTTTATATGAAGACGCAACTTTAGATTGGGTAATTCTTTTAAGTAATAATATTATTAATGTACAAAATGAATGGCCTATGCCACAAATAGACCTAGACAGATATCTTTTAGATAAGTATGGAAGTCATGAAGCACTTTATGATACCCACCATTATGAAACACAAGAAGTTAAAAATAGTTCAGGGGTGACAATCGTAAAAGAAGGTCTTACAGTAGAATCTGACTTCTCAGTAACATTTTATGATTATATGATTGATAGTTTAGAAACCAAATCTGGTATTACTACACCTGTTACCAATTATGAATATGAAATGGAAATAGAAAATGATAAAAGAAACATCTTTGCTCTCAAACCAAGATATCTTAATGTAGTCAAAGATGACCTAGAAGAAATTATGACATATAAAAAAGGGTCCACCGAATATATCAGTGAAACCCTTAAGAAAGCAGAAAATATTAGACTCTATTCCTAATTACTCCTCAGCAAGTTTCTGGAAATAACTTAGAGCATCATCTTCATCTTCACTTGCAGATGCTACTGGAGCAGCAGGTGCTGCTTTGCGAGCAGTGAAATCAGGAGCTGAGAATGTGCGTTCATTATCCTCATCAGCAACTTCTTCGTCCATACGGCGATTAGAAGTCTTCTGCCCCAAAACATACTTCAGACGCTTATCAAGATCCTCATAGGACTTGAATTGGTCAGGAGCAGTTACAGCAGCAAGAGAATACTGCTTCTTCCACAGTGCCTCCAGTGCATCATCATCATCAAGAACTGGTCCTACTGTATCGAACTCTGACTTATCATAGTTCCAGTATCCATCCTTCTTAACAATCTTCAACTTGAAATTTGCACCCTGCCAGAAGTCAAAAGGATTGATTGGAGTCTCATCCTCAAATTCAGGTTGCATTGATTCCATGATCTTATCAAAGATCTTCTTACCGAACTTGTAAAGGAATACACCACCCTCATTTTGAGGATTAGTAGGATCTTTTACAACATAGATGTTTGCATAATAGGAAAGCTTACGCTTCTGCTTACGAACAACATCCTTATCGGATTCATTACCACTATTCCAGAGTTCACGATTGTGCTCTGATACAGGATCCTTACCACCAGTTGTAGTAAGTGAGTTTTCGATATACCATCCACCAGGACCTTGGAATGCATGTGAATACATTTTTGCCCAGGGAATATCCTCCCCATCAGGTGCAGGTAGAAATCGAATTACGGCATAACCATTACCAACTTTGTCTACTTCTGGTTTCCATAGACGCTCATCGGCATTGGTATTTGAACTCATCTTCTCTACTTCCTTGACCAGTTTCTGGGTCAGCGAACCAAGAGAAGATTGCTTCTTTAAGTCTGAAAAAGACATTAGATTACCTCGGATTTTTTGAGATTTGGCTTGTGTGTACCTTGTTATTCTACACTTCAGATCAATCTTTGTCAATATGCTGTTTCATGAGATCTATGGCTTGAGACATATTTCCAAAGATAACATTCATATCAACATCTCTAGGAAGACCCATCTCTACAGCAGACTGAGTGATGGTTTCCTTCAATTTTTTTGCTTCAGGGTCATCAGATAAACTCAAACGAGTATAAAGAACCCTTTGTTTTTCAATAAGTCTCTCAAGAAGATCAACATGATACTGCTGATCACCCTTTGCCATTGATGGAAATTTAAATACATTATTATAGACTTCATCTTGAAGTTCACTAATTTCAGCCATCTCTGCACGGACAACTTCTGATTGAAAAAATTCGCTCATAGAATAACTTTTTGTAGAATCTTTTTATAATTCGGTACGTCTATATTTAGAAAGGGTGAATACTTTTTGATTTTTATACTGACGGTTTCCCACACAGGGTCATTCAGTTTCTTATCAAAGTTCTCCCTATACCCAAATATCTTATCGCATATTACCATAGTTTCAAGTGAGGTATTCCCCCCCAAATAACTCTTTAAGATAGGAGGATGCCCTTTAGAGCAATCAAATACACCATCCAAATATTGAGCATCAAATAGAGTAGTTACCTCTTCCTTAAAAACATAAGAAAGTGACTGAATTTTCTTTTTCCAGTCAATATAGCGATCTTCACCTTCTTTGATCATTTCACCAATCCACATAGTTCCCGGATCAGTGGTATATACAAAATTAGAGACAAAAAACTCTTCTACCTCTTTATCATTTTTTTGTCTTGCAAACTTCTCAAACCAAAATCGGTCTTTTCTCTTATAAAAGGCTGCATTAGTTGCTCTAACCTTACCCCGATACTTATGGTAATCATATTTTTCCTTGGTAAAATGGTTCTTTAGAGCAAGATAAGTTCTATAGGCATCAGGTGCCATCATTTCAAAAAAAGTAATAGGACGAAAAAATTGCTGAGTTATTTTTCGACTTATTTTGGAATAAAAAGTCGAATTTCCCCTCAGATAGGAAGTTTTGCACGGGATGTGCGCTTTAAAAAGTTTAACTCTTGTGCCTCATACTTAATCTTCTCCTTCAATGGTTTGGATATAAGTTTAGGAACAGACTCGACATCAATACTATTCTTATCACAAAAGTGGATAATAGCATCAATATAATTCATTTCGGCATTTATTTGAACAAGAGATTCTATTTCTTGTGCAAAACGAGCAGGACAAAAGAACTTGCTCGCCATTACCTTTTCTAGTTCATCTTTAGACATTACTTTCTGACCCAGTGTGGTTAGATACAAATTCTTTAATATATCTTACTAATAACTTAATATAATCCCCTTTGTTCCTTTTGTCAAATACCTTTACCTCACCA